TTAACTGCTGTACGAATATCAAGAACGGATTGTCCTAGCTCTTTTTGAAGGAAATTTAAGAATGAATCATAAACTTCACCACTAACATTGCTCATGCGGTTCGGTATTTCAGGTGCAAAGAATCCTGTTTCTGTATTGAATTTTACTCTTGTTGGGTAGTCATAAACGCATGGCTTACCATTCGGATTAATCCACCACCACGGTTCACCAACTTGCATATAAGGGACATGCCCTGCATCGTGAAGGATCTTAGCGAACTCAACAAATACGCCTTGAAGCCATGACATAGCATCTGCATTACAAGGGCTTAAAAGATAACTAGGAGGTTCATAACCTGTATATCCATAGTTATCTGACCAATCTCTTTGAGTCCAGGTTAGCTCCGCAGCTTCACTGTACATTTCATATGAGACTGAAAATATAGCTTTTAGATGATTGTTATATGCGTTATTCGCAAATGACTTGTGCCAAGTTGTAGCTTCTCTATTTAGTAAATTATATGTAGGAGCATCTGATGCTTTGGTTACTACAAATCGCTGTTGTCCTGCATCCCATTTCTGATCGTAATAATGTGACATACCACAATAATGGTTGATTAGACCACGGTAGCCTAAGTCATAGCAGTTCTTGATAATACGTCTTGGGTTTACGTTGTAACTGTCATCGTAGCCTGTACACATCCCTAAAGTATGCTGAGGTATCTTCATAGATCTACGGTTGTATGTACCATTAATCCCTGATGTTCGTAATTTAGATACTTTTAGCTTTGCATGTTGTGGTGAAGCTAAAGGATCAGTTGAAGAAGCAACGAAGCCTTTTGTTAAACAGCCTATAAAGATACGGTCAATATCATTTTTTGGAAAAGGTATATCTTCCATAAAGCCGCTCATTACAGTGTCCCAATCAATCGTAATATCTGCATGAGTAGCTGTTAATGTTGAAGGCGTTGCTAGGTTAGCAAGTCTTAAATAGTAGGGAGTCTGTCCTGCTGCACTATTGTCATTAACAATAACAGTCATGACTAAGCCAAGCTTTTCATCTAACAGAGATGGGGCATCCCCTTCAATATCTACTGTGAAGCTTAAAGTACAGTTGGTGAAATTTTTCTTAGTTTCATAGCTCAGATAAGGGTGCATATATTTATCTTCACTGAAGAAAATAGCTGCGGCAAAGTCATTCTTTCTACGTGATGTATAGTGAGCTTCAAAACCATCATCTGTGTCACCAACGATACAGAATGACATGCTTCTTACACCATCAATAGTCCAACAATCTGCTGAGAATCTTGGAACTGTTGTTTCAATAACTTCAGGATGTTCTGTGAGTCTATCAAGCAAGTTTGCTAGTTGGTTGGCTGTAGCTGTACGGTTCTTCTCATTTTGACTGATAGCAATAAGTTCATCCCCTTTCAGCTCTGTTGCTTGTGGCAATAAGCGAAAATCATCTATACCGTTGTAAATGATATTGTTTATGACGGATTCGTAATTTTTATATAAAAAACTCTGTTCTTGTATGGCGTACCATAGTTTATCAAAGTCACTATTCAGTGTTTCAGGACGCAGAGAGTTGTCATAAGTTTTATAGTTGGTACTTCGCTCTAAAGGTGTATCTCGATATATCGCTATCTTTGCAGTTTTAAATGGTGCTTTAAAAAATACTACTGAATTTGTTGTCGGATCATATTCGTAAATGGATGAGCTAATCAGTTTTTCATCGACTTTTATTGAAATGTTATCTTTGCCATAAACAAAGAATGGAAGGCTAAAAGTCTTTGTAAATCCGTTTGCTTCATATTCTATAAATGGTGCTGTATTTGCTACTGTCATTGTTATTTTTATTCCTAATTAGGTTTTATTTTTTAGAGCTAACAATAGCTCTATTATTAAAAGTCAAGTTTCATCTCTGCATATTGATTTGAAGCTTGCCAATTGTTGTTGCTGTCGTATGTTGGGTAATGGTTATGTGTGCCGATACGAATAGGCTCTGCTGATATAGCTCCTGCCAAACTATCTACATAGTCATCCTTGTTATTCGTTACTGAAGGATCAAATAAACGCATCTCTTTCACTTGAGGACTTTCCTGTCCATTCACTTGTAAAACAGATTGGTGAGCATGTAGGTATCCACTGAGTAAAGGAGCTTCAAGTGTTGCTAGAATACGTTTGTTCTTGTTTTGAGATTCATGTAGCTCACGTACACCACAAAGGATATTATGTCTCTTAAATACCGATCTCAGGATTGAAGGTACATGACCACCTATTCCGTTTGTTTCTACAATGATATTAGGTAACTTAAACTCTTCTACGATGTCGGCTAATTGATAAGCCTGTCCACCTACAATCTGTCCTTTGTCATCTGTAACTGCTATTTCACCTGTTAAGGCTACTGATCTATGCCAATATAGTTTTCCGTTCTCATCCTGTAGAACGAGAGCAACTGCTGATACATCTGATTTAGTTTTTCCTGAACTTGGATCTAGTTTTAAAGTTGCAGATACAATCCTCTTGTCTCCTAAGAGCATCTGAATCTGTCCATTGGCTTTATGCCATCTTACTTCTTCTGAATATGGTACGAGTCTGTCAGGATCTAATCTGATTTCACCTACAGGCTTTGCATGTAATTGGTACTGAGAATCCCATTCGTTGACTGTATTACATTGCTTTCTACGATCTTCCATCACTTCAGGAGTAAAACGATCTGACCAAAGCGCATCTGCATATGCATCTATCAAACCATGTTTAGCTGTCAGTTTGATTAGGTAGTCATGTTCTCTCTTCTCAACTTTATAATCGTCATACTCATTCAATAGTTTGGCTTGTGTGCCAATACCACTAAACAGATATTCAGGTTTAAATGTCATTGAGACTTCTAGTTCTCCTGAAGTAAAGCGAGCTTCATGTTGGAACATGCGAAGGATTAAGCAGTTAGCCCCTGCTTCTTGGATCTGTGTATATAAGCTGTCAAAGCTGTGTGGAGTTCCAATAAATAAACGCTGTGAACCAGGTACAAGGATATGGACCTGTTCTGATAATCTGTATCTGAGCTTTTCCCTAGATTCAGGAGTAGCTGTAGTTGTAGGAGTCTCTACGTCATCATTTTGAATGAATGTAGAACGTGCGCCTGTGACGTTGGATAAGATACCTCTAGCATGTAATGAACCATGCTTAACGTCTGAAGAGCCTTGCACCCACCATTTCTGTGTTTCGCCCTTAGCTTTCTGTTTATTCCAAGTTAAGGGATGTTTTTCTAAAACCTGTTGAGTTCCACGACTACATTTATAAGCGTCAGGATCTGTAGCTCCTTGATGTAGTATTAGTTCATCGGGATTCTTATATAGTCTGTAAGCGTTATATACATCTAATATGGTGGACTTGGCATGTCCACGAGGAAGCATGAGAAGACCTAGTGAACCGAAGTCTTCAAGCCACTCACAAACTGTTAAATGGAAGTCTGGGATCTGCCAACTATTGACTAGACCCCACATCAAATAGAACTCAACAAAGTTAGCTTTACTAGCCTTCTTTGCCATCCTTTTTAGTTACCTTTTTACGTTTAGACAGTTCTTTACGAACTGATAGAAGTAGCTTCTCAGCTTCAGCTTCTTTTTGTTTTTCTTCTTCTTCTGTTGTAGTTATTGATTGTGTTTTGTTACGTGCTTCAATTAGTTGCTCGATACGTGCTGCTATGGCTAATGTCTGGTTAGCAGACTTATATAGCCAAAAAGCATCCCCACGCCCGACCTTCGTTTCCTTGTCACAGTTATTAGCACGTTCAACAAGATCAACTGTATCTAGTATTGCTATATCTTGGATACGAACTAGCTCACTCTTATATTCTTCAATTTTACTCATTATTATTAGTTCTATTGTTAG